CTGTCCAACCAGCGATCTGAATTACGGCGGCTTCCAAAGAAGTCTCGTTCAAATCGGCAGCAACAGTAGGACGATTGCTGTTAGTACCACCAGAGATCAGGGGGTGGGCTGTCGAGCACAGAACTTGGCCGTCGCCGTAGACGGGGCCGCCAGCAAAGGCGTTGTTCAGGATCGAAGCAGCTTTAACCTGCTTGGTGTATGCCATGGCGCGAGCCAAAGCCTTAGTGTATCGAGCGGACAACGAGTCATACAAGTTGTCTTCGATAGCTTCTTCGGTCAAGGAGAAACCCATCGCAATGGTTTCGTGCACGTAGCGTGCAGTCCATGCTTCTTGAGCGTTGTCGTACTGCATCGCCATACCCTCGTTTTTGACGGGGGCAGCGTTAAAGCCAGACAGCTTGGTTTCTTCTTCGAAAGAACGCTCAGAGGTTTCGGTCTCGAAAATCTCTTTGTGCTCTTCACCGTACTTTTTGTACTCCAAACCGAACAATGCGTTCAGGCCGGGGAGAAGTTCTTTAAGTAGTTGTGCGCGGGAAATTGCCATTTCTTACTCCTTAAACACCAGTGGTGCTGTTGTATTGGTGGGTGTTGATTTTCACCAACAGTTCTACATACGCATCGGCACCAGTAGCGGTGTCGGGCACAACGTCAATCACGCGGATTGGCAAAGTGGCGGTAGTGTTAGAACTAGTAGACAACACGGCTACGCCGGAGTTACCAGTAGTAGCGCTGCCAGCGTTCTGCACCAAAGCCATGTTGGAACCCACCACATCGCGGCTTACGCTTGCGATAACGGTAGTACCAGACACAACTGCGACTTTAAACAACGCTTGTTGGTCATCAACCACATACCCAACAGGGTTAGTAGCACCAGCGGGCAGGTACTGTGAAAACACAGGCTGACCCAAGGAGTTGGTATAAGAACCACCAACGAACACACCGCAAGGAGTGGCCGCAGTAGTACCGGTATCTTTGTCAAGATAACCGTTCACGATTTTCACTGCATCACCAAAATAGGTGGCGGTGTAGCCAGACGCCATAGGAATCTGACGGAGTGCACCGGCATATGGTTTGCCATCAATAGAATTGACAGCTTTTAAACCATACGGTACTGAGACAGTAGGATAAGCCATGTTTTAAGCTCCAAAAAAAGTTAACTACCTTTTCCGAAAGTTACCGAGGACTTACGTTCTTTAAACATAGGCATCCTTGGATCACTTTCGCGCATGTAAGTGTTATCTACCGACGCCATCTGAGCCTCCGCTTGTTTGCGGTAATACTCATCTCGCTGACCAGTAAATTCCACTGGGGTTTTGCAAAGGAGTAATCCACCAACTTCAATCGAATCAGGGAAACGACCATTGGCCGATCCAAAAAGACGAATTTCAGGGTGGTCAGACGCCTTTACAGGTTCCCAACCCTCGCGGAGTTTTCCGGAAATATTAGTGGCATCATCTTTACCTTGAGACGAAATGCGAACCCAACGATATGCATAACCCGGTTCTGGGTTAGGGTCAGGCAAAAGCTGAGGGGGCATCCATTGTTTAGGGCGCTCCATCTTCTCACGAGTCTCAAGATCACGTTGCACACTACGTGTGCGGGGATTAACAGTTTCGATATCAGCCATTTTTATTTCCTCATTTCTTCCGCAACCTTACGAGCATAGAGTTCCAAAGGAACGCCGAGCCGCTTGGCGATATTCACCTGCGTTTGGGTAAGTACGACTTTTCTAGGCGCAGTACTTCTCGTTGCCGGTGCGACAACATTCGACTTAGGTTTAGGGGAAGATACCGCATCCCCCTGTTTTTCAGACTCGAACAAATCTGGAAAACGTTCTTGCATATCAGTGTCGATACGTTTGTAGTATGCATCACTGCCTGCTTGAATACCCTCTCCAACCAAGTCCTCGTGTAAACCGAGGGCATAAGCCGTTGCTCGTTTATTAGATCCAAACCACTGATTCCGGTCTTGCCAGTTTCTTAGTTTTGGGTCAACTTGCGCAGGCTCTGATTGAACTTTAGTAGTTTGTACATCAGGTAAGTCATCTTGTAAAGGGGTAGGTTTAAAATTATTTACCCGCTCCGATTTCATTTTGACGGTAGTTAATTCTTCTTGCGCTTCTACCAACGCATCAGAATCACCTGTCTCATAGGCTTCTTTATATTTACGCTTAGCCTGTTCTAACTCATTAGCAACTACTTTTTTAGCCTGTTCAAGCAGTGCAGTTTGCCCTTGAGATAGTGAACCTTTGAGTTTTTTATTCTCTTCGGCTACGGCTTGCGCAATACGCAACGCTTCTTCTTTCTCACGCTCAGCAGCCTCTTTAGCGCGCCGCTCCTCGTGATAACCCTTAGTAAAGTGCTGAATACGCTTGCGTACACTCTCGTCGTACTTACCAAGTTCTTCTTCAGTCACGTCCTTTGGAGGCTCCTCCATAGGCTTACGATTCCTGTCTTCTGGGGGTGTATCGTCTACAACCTCAATTTCTGGGATATCGTTATCTACTTCAGGCTCAACAACCTTACCGCCTTTGCGGGGGTTTTCTTCCTTTTCGTCGGGAAACTCAAATTCAGTTTGATCCATGATTTACTCCTTAAGGCCGTTGAATACCACGGGGGTCTTGCACAATTGCCTGCACTGAATCGTCATTAATTAGACGCCACTCAGTACCGTGGATCTTCATGCGGGTACCTGAATTAGGACGCACCAAAATAAAATCACCTACTTTGCAGCTTGGGCCGCTAGGAAAGCGAGTTTTGTCTTGGAACGCATCTGGCCCCATCTTTGCCACAAATAATACGGGGGACAAAAGTTCCTCGTACATCATGGTCTGACCTGCCTTTAGTAAACCATTGTCATACTCGTCTTCTGCTTTTGGGAGCATACAGAGCAAGTGGTACGTTACCGGATCAGGGAGTTGTCTGGCCTTTTCTTCGGGGCTATGGTTAAGTACCCCTGATAAATCGACCGCAGCTACATCAAAATTACTCATCGTCATTTTCCTTCAATTTACGCACGAGGTCTTCAATTTCCTGCTGGGCGGTGGTTAGACCTCGGATCACCCCACACAGATCGCGGTATTCGGCGTAGTCTTTAGCTGCGCCGCTTCCCACTGATTCGACAATAAGTTTCTTGCGCTCCTCCAGTTTTTTCTGGAGCAACTCCATCACAGTAGTAGCCATTAATCTCCTTTTTTGCCCGGCGATTTAGCAGCCGGTTTGGGTTGATTCCTCATTTGCTCTGCTCTAAGCTCCGCCTGTTGACGCTGGTGGGCTAGATTCTGGTTATGAGCTTGGCCCTTGTGGTACAAGCCCTGCTGATGTTGCTGCGTCTCCAACATAAGTCTGTGGCGTGCCATAGCCATTTCTTGCTCATGTTTTTGCTGCATTGCCATCATTTCTTGCTGGTGTCTTTGCGCAACCAGCGCCGGATCCTCGCCCTGCTCCCCTTGAGCTTGCTGGGCTTTAAGTTGCAACTCTGCCTGTTTAATAGCCAAGTCGCCCTGCACTTTCTGTGCCTTAATCTGGGCTTCTTGGGCCTTAATCTGCAACTCTTGCTGTTGCATCTGAATAATCGGGTCTTGCATCTGCTGCTGAGCCTGTTGCTGTGCAGCCGCGCCTTTATTAATAGTGAGCAACTGCGCAGCCGCCTGCGCCACCAAAGCCGACATCTGAACCTCGACCTGATCTGGCAACTCCACATTCGGCGCAGGTAGCTCCGCACCGAGTTGTTCTTGTATCTTCTGACGGTACTGGAATGCAACGTGTTCAGCAACGTGAGCCATAATCGCCGCCTGCATCTGCTGAGCCATCGGACTCTGACCAATCTGAGCCATTACCATCGGGTCTTGCATCATTGTTGTATGTACAGCAATGTGGGCATCGTGATCTTGGTAGATAAACGCCTTGGTAGGTTTGCCAGTAATAAGCGCCATGTTCTCACTAATTGGATCCCGTGGAGTCATGTCGTCTGGTAATGGGATTAACTTCTCCGCATTCTTAATACCCAACACCTCGATCATCTGACGGTGCAGTACTGGCAAGTCGTAAATCTGGGGTGCGCCCTGAGCCAACTGGATAACAGCCTGATACTGCATGATCCTCTGAGCCATCGTCGCACTGTTTGGATCAGACACGGGAATAACGTCTACTGCATCGTAGTCGGCTTGTTTAGCCATACGATCACCCTCGGCAGGGTCGTAGCTGTATTCATCAGGGGTATAGTCGCGGATGATTGCCTTGAGGAGCTTGAACTCCTGCTTCATTGCGTAGTGGACTCGGGCCTGAACCGCG